TTTGCTCCGGTTCAAAATCTTAGTCATGCGATCGATATCAATAAGTCTACGAACAGCCTCTTCATCAGTATCTACGCCAGCATTTAGGCGCCGGTAGGCATCCACGCGGGAGATCAGTCCCATCTCTAGCTCTGCCTTGATGACTTCAGTTTGCGTCTTGCGTTCTTCAGCAGAAGTACCCACATTTGAGTATTCAATACGGTAATCCCCAGGCTCTTCCGGCAAGTTTGGAGACGGTATCGCGTAAGCGTTGGCCATCTTCGCAGCTTTAGCCAGGATGCGCTGATCAGCCATGCGTCTCGCTGGTTCTGTACGCTTCTGCTGGGCCCGTTTTCCTTGGTTGGACACTACGATGGCGTAACCTGACTGCCCCTGGGTCAACTGCAGGTCCGATGGATTCAGGCCCGCATATACGGAAAGCCCACGCTCATACTCCTTGAGCGATTCCGCAGCGGTCCGGGGGTCCATAGCCGCCGAATACTGCCCAAGGACAGCACCGGTGGGCCCATCGGACTTAAATCGCAAGATTGACTTGTGATCTGTGGGAATCACTTCGACATTGTGACCAGAATAGTGCCGAGTGATGCCTGCCTGTGTTGACACGTCAACCGCATAGCGTTGTGGATGCGATGCAGAAGTGAACCCGTCACCCCAGTGGGTCCACAGAGCAGCGAGGCGAAGCGACCCGGCAACGAGTTCTGCGCCCGTATGGTATGACCACAGTTGAGGAGCTATCTCGGCGTGGATCAGCTCGTAAGGTAAGATTGGATTGCCCTCGCGATCCATGTACGGGTATTCTCCCGCAAGATCGGGGGCGAACTGTGGGGTCACGTCTTTCCAGACATCCCCAACCATGGTCAAGATCTTGAATATGGGCGTGGGAGACATGATATCCCAAACCTCTTTCGTCCAGACCTCTTCACCGGCAGCAGTGTGCCGCAAACGGACTTCTGAAACATACCCAGGAACATCTGGCTGGTCTGGCATTGCCCGACAGACCACCAAGTCGGGAGACACCGGACGATATCGAACCGTCTTACCACCCGGAACCCAGTCGAGGCGGAACAAAGACTCTCTGATTGCCTGCGCCCAGAAGTCAGCCGTCTGACGTTGGGGCCAAAGCCGGTGCGTAATGACCGACGACATATCCGGACTTAGACCGTCCTTCAGTGTAACCATTGGCGCGTCAAGATAGGCATTGCATAGTTGCTGCCAAACCATTCTAAACGTATTGCGCGATAAGTCAGGATTAACCTCCAGTTCCATGGAGATCTCCGCAGCAAACATGCCGCGTATTTCCTCGATTACATCATCGCGCTGTTGCCCCGTCAACATCCGATAGCGAAGGCTCTGCACATCCCAACGAGCAACGTCCTCATCGGACTGTGGCATGTAGTCACTTGGAATGTCGTATGCGCTCATTTGTTCCCCGCTATCCGATTAGCATAAGCCCTGGACCCTTGTTTCCGCTGGGCGCCAGGAATATTTCCGAGATGTATCCGCACGAATCGAAGGCATCTTTGAGATCATCATTGGCACCACGCCAATGTCGCAAAGAGTGGATCAACTTGGCGCAACTCTTATGTACTCTGAATCGACCATCGACACAAGCAGAGGATAACATACGAACGCGAGCATCGATCGAACCCCGGCGTTTGTAGGGAACCCGAATGTCAAATGGGGGCGTGGATGAGCCACAAATCTTGGCAAATTCCCTCATATAAAGGTCATTTAGGCTGAATCCCATGCCCATCTTGCCCGCTGAGTTGCTATCTCCTCTTGATTCGTCAACGTCAGAGGGCTCTATACCCCACCCTCTCAGCATTTCGGTGATGGCTCTGGCCTCGGATGCGGGGGTCGAGAGTTCGTCATCACAATGCTCATCGAGAACCCAAAGAGTAAGGCCATCCCAAGCAACAAGGTGGCAGACCGACTTGCCTGGGCGGACGCCATGGTCGAATCCGAGCCCGATCGACTGAATATTCTGCGGAATATCGTCATCATCGAACAGATTACCCTCCGAAAACCCAGAAACCCAGCGATCTTTGGTCAGACCTTCCCACTGAGCCAGTATTCGTTGGTTGTATTCCCACGGTGAGCACTCCAGCTTCTGCGCTTCGATGTCTTCTTCCGACCGATGCGGAGCATTGTGCTTAGAAAGCTCGATATGCTCGACATGCCAACCGGGTTCGGGCTCAATATTGTCCTCTACAGAGCCCTCCAACATGTGTTGCAACCAACCCACCGGTCTACCCACAGGCGTGAGTGTCATCCAGTAGGGCGCCATATCCATCGTGAGTCGCGCACGGAGACCATGCCAGTGGCTTTCCTTGGGCGGCTCATCAATCCACGCCCACTGGACCCTTTTTGATTCCAGCGCGAGTAGCGACTGCTCGCACCCTTTGCCGACCATCTGGCTACCATTGATAGTCCGCAAGATCTTCTGGCTTCGATACAGATACCCAATACCCGGAACGTACTTACAAGAGTCATCCAGCACCCCTGGTGGTTCCAGTTCGTGCAAGACTTCCGAAATCGTCTCCCAACCAGTCCGCAGATCAGAACACAAAACCCAGCCAGTGGAACCGGGTTGGGGTACTTCGCGGTAGGGGTGGTCCGAGAGAAGGTGAAACCATGCTTCCGCTGCTCCCCAGTAAGTTTTCCCAACCTTATTTGCCGCGATGAATGCCCTTTTTCTATTTTGGGACATGTGAAATCGCTTCTGCGGTGGTGACATTCCTCCTCTCGGACCGGGTTCCTCTCCACAATACCGTGCAAGCCCATTGCGTTCATAAGAACGCGCCGTATTGATAATAAAAGCCGCAGGATCGAACATGTTCAACCAGTCTTTTTTAGTTTTGGCGCAGCCAATCGTCCACGCAAGGGAATAGTGGGCTGTCTCGGCTGCTCTCTGGCCCATCTTACAAGAGATCCCCATTGCGTCACCCAGTCTTCCGCATCTACCCGGTCTTGCATGTGCTTACCAGCAAACTGCTGCCGGGTGACGTGCGCTTCAGCGTCGATGAGCGCCGACAAGAGTTGATCAAATCTATCCATGCTTACTTGCGCCTTTTCGGTCCACTTGGGTTCCAGAGAAACTTATCCGACCAATATGCAGCAGACGTTTTACCACGTCGAATGTTTCTACGATGCCGAGTCTTAAACGCCTTCCTGGCAGCAGGGCTGAAGTTGTGTCCCATCTTCTGGTCCCCAAATCGAATCAGCTTAACATTATTGCCCTGACGCATAACCACAAGCCCTTTTTTAGTTTTGTGGCCGTGTGTGAACCGGGGCTGATTAACCCCTTTCACCCTATGCTTTCGGACGAGCCTCTTCGCTCTAGCATTCGCCCTTTGTCTCGCTGTCATCTTCTTTGGCATTACGAAGCCTCTTCCATCGCCTCTTTCAACAACTCCGGTGGCAATGTCTTGAGAGCCTTGACCACCTGACGCCTGCCTTCGAGTGTAGTTAGATCGCTACTCACTTCCATCAACTCGTCTGGAACCTCTTCGATCGGCCCATCTCTACGCCACCCGTGACGGCGTTCCAAAATCCAGGCGGCGCTCAACCAGTTCCCATTCATCGCCGCTTCTTGAATGATGTTCAGATTCTTCTCTACATTCTTCGCCTTAGACTCACCGACAACCTTCAGCAGCAACTGCAGCCGGGGATCACCAGCACCATTCCGAGCTTGGGCCATCCACCGATAGTACGTACTCTCCGTACACCCAGCATACGCAGCCGCATCGGAAGACTTTAAGCCTATCTCAAAGGCAATACCCAGCTTCTCAATGAGACTGGGTGTGAGCTTGTTTTTTAATTTTGGGGGAGTTGCCAACGACTACTTCCTCCTGCGCCTCTTATTAGAAGCCTTTCGTGATGCCGAAGCCCGCTTATAAAACGTCTTCTTTCCAACCTTACGTCTTCCAATATAAGCCGCAAGCCCTTCTGGGTTGTAAACTTTCGACTTACCCTTCTTCTTATTCCGGTCACGAAGAGACTTCAGTAGTGCTCTTTTAGTGGGGTTTCGCTTCGACGACTTTCCGGTCCGCCTCCGCTGTCTGGTTGCGCTCATTCCTCTTCGTCTTCTTGGCATCTTTATATCTCTCTTGACGTGTCAATGTTTTTTAGTCAGCGGGGAGTTCCGGTAGTGAGGCACCCTACTCTGAGAGGGGGGGTACCTCTCGATCGGCCTTGGGTGTCTGGTTTATCATACACTGTCCGGAAAATCATACACCCTGAATATCTGTTCAGTATGCAGCACGCCTGTTCAGTGTAGGGAATATCATACACCTGGACCGTATCAAAATGTATACGGCGTATCAAAAGGTATACGTTTTTGGTCTCAGCATGAACGATCGGTTCTCGTTCCTCCTCCCCTCTGAAATCCAATCCATAAACCAATCAGGCCCAAACCCGCGTAACCACTACAGATCCCCACTCCTACCCAGGCCCCCAGGATCCGCAGTTCCCTACCGATCTACAGTGACCCGGATCCGTTGCTCCCCTTGGATCCCCTGTGCTATCCCTGTGCTATCAATCACGCGCTCCGCATGCGCTCGTCTTGAGGTCTTGTAGCAGATAGTCCACGTGCATCCTGCACTATCAACGAAACAAGACGACCTACCCTGTAATTTCCTTAAGACTTTCCTGAAAAGCTACATCATGCCCCACCATATGCCCCACTAATGATCACATAAACGATTATACCTCCATAGGTATATAGGTCTTGTACTCACTAAGATATCACCCGATATCCGGGTTTATACCTGGCATATCGAGAAGCTCTATCAATGGCACAAGATAGCACAGGTAAATCGTGCCGATCTTCCTACCTTTTGCGCGCTACGCACATTATAATATATATATGGACGGGCCCCAACCCCCCCGCCTGGAGCAATAAAACAATGACTA